GCGACTTTGCGTTCTTCGGGACGAAGCTGAGTTTAGCCGGAATAATTTCTACCGGTACTCGGCTCCACTCGAATCCATCTTCGTCAGTCCTATCCAGGACTGAGTGGATGTCAACGAGATGGGGCAACTCTTCAAGGACGTAAGGAACGCTCCCAAAGAGTTCTTCGCTACACTGGAGCTTCTCCGCAAGCTTGCGGCGAATAGAAGCATCCTTTCGTCTGGTTGCACGCGTGGCACCAGGTCCGAAGTGTAAATCCAAATCCTCAAAGCGAGGAACCTCCCCTAGAATGCGAGAAATTTTCCGACGTGCCGCATGGAAAACGGCCTCGACGCGTGGTGAGAGACAAACTTCACCACGTCTCGCCTTCCTTAGAAGGTCATTAGTTGATTTACAAAGCTCTTCGGCTTCGAGAAACTTCTTGAGCGCTTGCGCCTCCCGATCAATGCCTATCTCTAGGTCACGGATCTTTTGGAAGAACGCAAAGTCGCTAAGGTCAATTTGCACCGAGCCTGGGTTGAACACACTTGTTCTTCTCGGCATAGGTGCGCATATGGCTCGTCGACTTGCGGCGTTCGGTATCGACATACGTGACCAGACGCTTAACCAGCGTCGGGCTTGCGAAGGGTCGTTAACGGGGGATTTAGCAACCCTCGACCTGTCGTCCGCGTCGGATACCATCTCTACTGAGCTGGTATACGAATTACTTCCTTTGGATTGGGCCACGTTCTTAGATAGAGCGCGGTCCAAAAAGGTGATCTTGCCAGATGGCAAGATCATCAGCCAGGAGAAGTTCTCGTCAATGGGGAATGGGTTTACCTTTCCCCTGGAGACTCTGATTTTCTGGAGTCTGGCTGCTTCCTGTTGCGAAAGCGACACGGAGGCTACGGCCTACGGTGATGACCTCATCGTACCAACCAAGGCTTACAGTCTGCTTGTTGAAGCGCTGTCAGCTGCGGGGTTCGTTGTGAACCTGACGAAGTCGTACCACGACGGCCCATTCAGGGAGTCATGTGGGAAGGACTACTTTTTGGGAACCGATGTTCGCCCCATCTATAGTAAAGGATGGGTAAGCGGACAAAGCCTCTTCGTTCTACATAACTTTTATGTAAGACGAGGGGATACGGAACGCGCTTCCAGAGTGGAATCTTGGATCCACCCAGCGCTCCGTATCTATGGTCCGGACGGGTACGGTGACGGGCACCTGCTAGGAGATCATCCTAAGCGGCGCCCGGCCCGGTATACCGACCGTGGCTATTCAGGCTACTTCTTCGACACGTTCGTGACTCGATCTACTAAAGATCTTGTCGCCCTCGGGAGAGGGGAATATGTCGTGGCATTGTACTCTATCTACCGCCGGTCTGGCGGAGATGAGTACCTACCGATTGAGCCCGATTGCGGTTCTCTTGGTGGAACTCCTTTCTTCGAGGTCTATAGATCTCGAGGTAAGGGAGAGATGCGTACTGCTCCTCTACCTTTGCCGTCCGGCAAAGATGGGGAGAAACACTTACCCCTCCCAGGGGTGAGTGGGTACAAGAAGATAACGGTGTACACACTCCGGGGCTAATCACCCCAAGCCTACCATTTTGGTAGGAGCGAAAGCTGGAGAGACCACATTGGTC